GTGTTGTCAAAATCTGCTCCTGAGAAAACAACTGGACTAGCTGTATTAGCTTGTGCATCATTTAATACGCGGATTGCGGAACCTTTACCAGCCCAGGCTACTGCCGCAATAGCGTCAATACCAAAGTCAATAGTTGCAGAATCTAGTGCACAGTTATCAATAACATAACCAGCATTGTCAAATAAGATAATTACGCCAAAAGGCAATAACTGATGCTTATTAGAATTAGTAAAACCTACTGTAGCCGAAGAAGCTCCAGCAGTCCAAGCGGCACCGGCTGCGCCAATGTTATCTGCACCGCCAAAAGCATTCCATAAATAAGCCTCTTCGGCAGTAATCAAACTACCAGTATTGTGTGGGCGAATATATGTAGAGAAAGTAAAGTCTACTGGCTCTAACGCAGTGTTAAAACTACGTTGACCACGAACAGGAGCTGCCCCTGCTTCATTTAGTGTAACTGTATCTACAGTAGTATTTTGTGAAAAGCTCATGCCTTCCAATACTTGAATTTCAAAACAGTTTGTTGTAGACATGCCGCTTGCTGCATCTTTTAATGCACCAATTTTTACACGACCAAAGCTGTCAAGGTTAGTAGTAAAGAAGACTCTACTATTACGAATTAAATTAACTGCTGCCATAGTTATTCCTTTTAGTTGATAACCTAGGAGTACACTTACTAGACATTTATCTGTATCGGTACTATTAGGTAATTAGAGTGCATAACGCACCTGTAAATTTATTTCACCGACACCATAAGGACTTAGTAGACCTTCGTCGGTTGTTATTGACTGAATTAATATTTCAGTAGTTGACAGATTATTAGTAATGTCATATACTAATACTCGGTTAGCATCTATTACGTTTTCCAAATCGTCTAGTAAGTCTTCAAGTAATTGTTGCGCTTCACTTTCGCTACGAACATACACTTTAACACTAACATTTAAATATCCCCAGGTAAAGTCTCCTGGTAAATACTCTCTTAATTCGGAACCTGGGGTAAGGTATACAGCGGGAAAATCTTGAATCTCATCCCAGAATTTTAACTTGGGGTAGCTATTATCAGATAAGTCACTTTTAAACTTACCAGTTCCATCTATTAGTTTAAATTTTTCAGCTAAAGCTGTTACAATACTTATTCTTTTTGTCATAACGATACCGACCTTAGTTTATTAGCTACCGCTTCTGCTGCAATTTCTCTTATTGATTTAGAAATTAATAGCTTAGGATCTCTACTTTTCGGAGAAGACTGACGTCCACCTTCACTAAAAGTTGCGTAAGGGTTCTTCATATATGAATAAAATACTGTGACCATACCTTCTCTACTCATAGTTGCGTGTTCAGCTTTAACAGTACTAGCAAATCTGCCTGACCTATAATTCAAAACATTTTTAGCAGAGCCATTACCCATATTAGCACTAATTACATCTTGTAATTGGATATTAATTAAATTAGTCAAGCTAAGTAAATCAGCTTTAGCAAGATCTATACCTTTTACTTGTTGTATATTTCTTTTTTGCTTTTTAATTTGTTGCTTATTTGCCTGAGCTTCTCTTAAAGTTTTTCTTAACTTTTTTCTATATTCAGACTTTGCTTTTTCGTCTACATAAGCTATAACTATTTCGTTGGGTAGCTTAATTTTTGGACTCTTAATTTGCTTAGGATTTTTAGGTTTTCTTCCTACGGGCTCAAATATCCTATCAATTAGCAAGTCCATCATTGTAGGAGAGCTTTTAAAATCTAAAATTTCACTAGTAGAAAAATTAGCATCTTTGGATAATATATCTAATATTCCTGCTAAAGCTTTGGCTTGTGTGGACTGAGGATTTACTAGTGCACGAATACCTGTGCTTCCACCCTTTTGCCCAGACAATCTTTGAACTAACTTAGCACTAGCGGCATTGTCTGACTCTGATTGTAGTTCAATAAGAAAATTAGTAGCACTTTTATTATACTTTAAAAATACAGGGCTTGTAAGAGTTTTTAGCTCAGCTGATTCAATATCTAGTTTTTGTAGGTGAAGTATTAGATTATCTAAAAATCCTAGTGCATAATCTGCTTCGTCTTCTGACATAATAGGCATATTGCCCGTAGACAGATATTTGTAAAGCTCGTCTCTAGCACCTAGAACTGCTCCGGTCATCATACCGTATATGTGACCTTTAACCATGCCCATTTCTTTAAACTTAGCGCTTGTACCGCTTCCAAGGTACTTATCTAAAGTTCTTTCGACCCCGTCTTTAAAAGGGGTTTCAGGAAATAATATAAAAGTTTTGCCGTCTACAACGTCTACAATAGGTTTTGAAATATCACTATTTCCAGTAAATTGTTGTTGTAAGTTTTTAAATGCTTGACTAACGCCTAATTCGGCTGCTTTAGACTCGGATACTACAACTCCAACATTTCGGCTAAGGCCTTGCGCTTCAAGATCTGCACGATTTTTGTTAAACCAAGTTTTATTTGTATTCACATAACGAGTATAGTCAGCATAGTCAGCTTGATCTTCAAAATTTCCACCCTTTTTCTTATCTCTAAAAAACTTAATGAAATTTTCTGCACTCATGTAAAGTCCGCTACATACTGGTCTAATATACGTTTAATTGGGGCAGGTAAGTTTGTAGATGAAACATAATTAATTTGCGTAGTATTAGGATTTAAATCTCTGCTACTATGAACTGTACCATTGTTTCGTGAATAATATTCTACTAAGTCTAGTACTGCTAATTTTAAGTCGCCAGGAATAGGGTCGTAGCCACCAAAGTAACTTACACGATATCCATTAATTGCTTCTTCGAATACTGCTGTCTTAATACTAATTAGCGAATCGCCTTTGAGTACATAGTCTTCAAACTTTACTAGGTTTGTATATGTTTTGCCATAGTCTTGGCTATAGGCTACTGAAGATACGCTTACAACAGGAGTTTCTTTTAATAAGATCTCACGAAATCCACCATCAAAAACTTCGACTTTAATATCGCTGTAGAAGTCCACGAAAGTACGACGGCAGTATGATTTTACCAAGTCACTGACTTTAGGTATTAAGAAATCAATTTCTGAATCTGAATTTGTGCTGGTAATGCCCATGTAAGTTTTGTATTCAGCTTTTGTTACTAAATCTGTTGCCATAAATACCTCACTTGTTTTATAAAGGCACAAAATACCTTTATAAAACAAGACCCCGAAGGGTCTTGTTAACATTTACACTATCTGATTAGATCAGGTTGCTGTGTATTTGTGAGCTGCTACGCCAGTACCTTGTGCAGTAGTAACTTGAGTCATACCGGTACGGAGGCTAGCCACCATAACACGACGTTGTGTCTCAACTAACTCTTGGGTATCAATGCGGAGACCGCGTTGGTTACCAACAAGGAAGTTTCCTGGATTAACAGCGATAGCACCGGCAATACCAGTACCTGCAGCTGCGTACTCAGCAGAAACTAACACAGGGCTTCCGCCAACTTGACCGATTTGACCAGTCAACACGGTAGCTTGTGCACCAACTTTGTCCATAGTTTGGAAGATAGGATCTTCTAACAACTGGTAATATGAATCGGTGTTAACGATGAAGATAACTTCAGCGGGATCAAGACCCCAAACACCCAAAGCTTGACGCAATGCACGTAATTTAGCAACTGTAATACCAGAAGCAACTGTGTTACCAGTGGCAGTGGTGTTAGTAGCCCAGTTCGACAATCCTTTAACAGGATCAGCACCAGCACCAGCACCTAACAAGAAAGCCTTGTCAACAGCGCGAGCAACACGACGAATCATACCGTCACGGATAATTGGCATCAAAGCCAACAAAGCGTCTTCTTCTTCTTCATATGCAGTATACTCGTTAGTAGCAACTTTATATGCGTTCAAAGTGATTTCTTTGAGCTGATGAGTAGCTGTGTTACCAGCAGAAGCACTAGTACCGAAGCCAGCGTTTTGAACCCACTGTGCTAAACCAGCTTCTGGATTAACAGGCATAGTCATCACATTGGTTTGCATAGCGATGTTACGGAAAATAGGAGAAACCACTAAACGGCGGCGAATCTCATTTTCCATGTTCATAGAAACTTCAGTTTCCCAGATACCGCTTGGCAGGTGTGCACCAGTAGTAGACACGTCACCAGCAGCATATCCAGAAGCTTTCTCGATCAAAGCGCGGCCGGTACGTGTTTCTTGAACAGACTTACCAGACATCTTTGACAACAAGATTGCCTTCTCTTTTTCAGCATAAGTCAAACCATCACCAGCAGCTTTTGTGTCTGCAAAGGACATTTTTGACTTTGTGATTGCTTCGATTTCAGCAGCTTTATCTTTTAAAGCAGCCTCTAAACCAGCGATCACGGATTTGTTTGTTTCTTCAGCAGAGGCTAAACGCTTCTCGACTTCCGCCAAGAGCTTTTCAGCACCAGTGTCAACAGTGGAGATAGCTGCAACAGCTGCTTTAACGCGTGCGTCAATATCAGCAGTGGCTTTTTCAGCGGCTAATTTTTCAGCAGCATCTTTAGCTTGTTTTTCTCCGATGGCTTTAGCAGTTTGCTCAGCCGCTTTGCTAGCTGCATCAGCTAACATTTGTTCTAATTGTTTTGGATCCATTTTCCATTCCTTTGTAACATCGCTGTTCGCTTCCGTAGAGGATTCTAGCCCTTTAGCTGATTCGCTTTTGGGTGCAAACTGCATTTTGAAAGATTTAAATTCTTCGTCGTTTTCAAACGACTTAGAGAGACTAAATAATGTGTTTTGATTTGCAGGTACTGACACTACTGAAATTTCGTGCAGCTCCAACTCCTTTACCACAAACAGCTCTGCAGCTGAATTGTACTCCGCATCTACAATGCGAAATCCGATACTAAAAGCTGTTAGTACACCGTCTTTTACTAATTTATAAACGTCACCGGCTGCAGAAGAAATTCGTGCTTTTACAAGCAATCCTTTTTCATCAACCTTGTGTTCGACCATTCTACCGATAGGAGCGCTGTGATTATGGTATGCTAAAATTACTGGATTTTTCAAGTAATTTTGAATACCTTTTTCCCAGACGCTTACAGGAACAATGTCGCCCTGTCTATCAACGTCAGTGGTTGAAGCGTAACCTTTAATGGTTAACATTTCAACGCTTTCGTCTGTGGTAGTAGGTTCACTCTTAGTAAAAGAACTGTTTACATACAGCACTTTATTTTTATCTACCATAAATACCCCTTTTATTGCTGATTATCTTTTGGCTTTCCACCTTGCGACGGATCAGCAGCCGAACCAGCAATATTAGCTGGTATTCTTATTTCGTCATGACCAGTCATCTTGTCATAACGTAATTCTTCACGTGCTTCATTAGCTGTTATGATGCCTGCATTGACAAGTGTCGAATGATAGGCAGCAATATCTTTTAGTTCTGGTTGTAGTGCGGAAACTGAGCTTGTAATAGCCTCAACATCATATCCAAAGTATCTTTCAACAGCTGAAATAAACCTACGATTAATAGGCATTACTGTTTCAAGATAAAATAAGCGTAAATTAGGTGAGATGTTAGCATTGTTGCCACCAGCCATTAAAATAGGCGGTACACCAATTGCTTGCATAATACGTTCGCTATGAGTCTTGATTGATAAATCAAAATCCATGTCTTTGAAGTTCTGGTTTGATACCTGTGCAGGCTTTAATCCCGAATCCAAGATCACAGGACGTCTACCGCCTTGCTTGGTCGAGTACTTTTGTAACCAGTACTGAATTGTCTTTTCCTTGGCAATTTGCGACAAGGTATTTTCTGATGTAAGCACTAACCCAAACACAGCACCGTTATCAAAGAATTGTTCTTGAAACTGCTGCATGGAGTAAAGTGTTGAAATCGATTTTTGTGCTGACTCTAATCTGCTTGAACCACGATAAATTGAATCTGAATTCAAATCGCGGAAATAAAACACTTCTGATTCCTTAAAATCCACAGCACCGTTAAAACGATAACCACGAATAAAGGTTTTTGAGTCAGTCATAATCTCTACGTCTGAGGCAGGTAAGTGGTACATAAACACACCATCAAAGTGTACAAATGCATTACCTTCTAAGATAAAGTCTGTGAATAGTGCTTGACGAAAATCTTGTGCGGTTTGATAAGGGTTTGGTCTGAAGTTTAATAAAGTATTAAGCGATTTTTGGCGCATGCCAATCGCAACACCTTCGTGTAGTTTGTCTTTGATATCGTAATCAAGCGAAGCGCAAGCACTAGCCAACATATTAACCGAACGGTTAACTGACTCTAGTCGCTTAAAAGCCAGCTTGTAAGTTAGCTTAGCTTCAGTACCAACTTGGGTACCTTCGTTTGTATAAATACGTTCTTGTGCTGGATTCAGCTTTTCGCGAATCCAATCTGTAAATCTTGCCATAGTTTTTTCCCTTAAGTAAACTCCGAGAAGAAACTACCAAAGCTTTTTTGTGGAACCACAGTTTCACCGCCAACGAACTTAGCTTTTTGCGATTCGATCCAGTGTGCTTGTTTAGGTTCACTACCAGGTCGAGGAGCTTTACCGTAAACTCCATGAAGCGCTACATGATGACGATTACAAAGGGTGTAAACTTGATCATATAATTCCACACGGTGCGTATCAATAAATTCATCTCGCACAGCTAAAATGCCATCGTCAGTTGAAATGTCGTATCCTTGTGCTTGAGCCCATTTATCCAAGAGTATGGTAACTGAATGTAGGTGATGCAGTTCTAAGTCTGCATCAGTATCACAAATATAGCAGCACGATTTTTTCTCGTAGGCTGCTTTGGCTCTGTCACGAACCCATTTAACTGGTATTCGCTTATTTGTATTTTTTGCCATAAATTATTCTAAATTTCCACTTATTATACTACGCAAGCAACAAAAAGTCAATGCACAAATTTCTCTAGCTATTATAAGGTATAAGTATAAAGTGCGTAACGAACCGCATCAGCCATGTGAGAATATTTATCGTGTAATGGGCGTTCACGTTGGAGCCCCTCACGTTGATCCCAACGATACTGATCAAACATTGCACGTACATTAGTACAATGAGGTGCAACCTTTAAACGACCTTGCTGTAGTAGTGTTTGTATATAAGCAATACCAGGTAACACATCTTTTTTGGCTTTGGTTGTTGAAATGTTGTAAAGGTAGGCTAAGTCCGACGCAAACTGTGCTGCTGCCGAATCAACAAACACAACTTCAACGCCATGCAGTTCGTTTAAACGCGAAAACTCGGCTGCATGTTCAGCAGTGGTCTTTTCTGATTTTAAGTATTCATCGACAACATAAAAGCAATCGGTGTTCCAATCATAAACGATAACGCAATAAGCAGTATCATCTCTGTAGCCAGGGTCACACCCAGCAATTGCTTCGCCTTTAAGGTCTTGGGGAATTTCACAAACATCCGTATCCTGCAGTGCATAAATCTGACCCTCAAACACAGTAAAACTGGCGAGGTACTCTTGTTCAAACTCGGCACGTGACATTGATCTGCGAGCTTCTGCTACGTCTGATTCAGCCATGCGAGTATTTTCAGTGTAATCAGCTTGCAGGCTAATCCACTCGGGGAAACCGGGATCAAATCCACGATTCCAAAATTGACTAAACCAGTTGTTACGACCACGAGGGGTCGATATAAAAATGGCCTTGGCGTTGGGTTTGTCTAGTGTAGGGCGTAGTGCTACGTTAAACGCAGCTTCGCCGCCTTCGCCTAGTGCAGCCTCGTCAAATATGATTAAGTCATATGATCGGCCAACAGTACTATCAACGGTACCAAGAGAGCCCATACGAATGGTACTACCATTTGAAAGCTCGATGATTTTGTCCTTGAGATTGTCTCGCGAGACTTCGAGGTCAAAGTGTTTGATGAGTTTGCGTTGGAGTTCAAAGGATATTGATGAAAGGTTATAGTTTGGTGAAATGATTAAGACATTTGATCCAGGTACTAAGGTTACCAATTGACCGATTACGTTGGCAATGTAAGTTTTGCCTAAACGACGAGCTAAGGCAGCACAGATAAACCTGTACTTGGGATCATTAACTGCGTTGATTAAGGCAACCTGTGGGCGGTTGATCGTATCGTAGATGTTGAGCAGTTTTAAGTAGTTTGTTATGGGTAGCTTAATAAACCTCTGTTGAGGGTCGAATTCTTGTATAACATCTACATTTACGTTTTCACGTGAGACTAGGAGCATTAAATTCCTTCGCCTGTGATTAATCGCTGTACTAGTTGTGAGTACTTGGATCCGTCTAGGGCATCGTTGATTTGTACGTTGACTTGCTTTTGTGGACCTGAAGCTTGTTGGGCTTTGGCCAGTTGAATCTCGCGATCCATTAAGTCCATTGACATTTTGTGTGACATTTGTAGCAATTCTGCAATGTCTTTGGTTGATCCAGTTTGTGATTCTTCTAGTTCCGAAAACTTTTGTTTGATTAGTGCATCCATGGCACGTCGCATAAGAAAACGGTTGTTGTAGCCTGAGTCGAAGAACACCGAGTCAATATAACTTTTGACCTCACGTTTAGCTAGGATGTTTGTTACCACTTCAGGGTCGATATCTAATTCTTGGGCAACTGCACGAGCATCGTTTAATTGTAGGTATGCATTGGCAACTTCCAGCGCTTCTGGAGAAATGCGTACGGTTTCGGCAGGTAGGTGAGTTGTCATGGTTGTATCCTTTAGGGTTCATTATAACATTTTGGGTAGATTTTGGCAAGTGTGGATTTTGGCACCGTAGCCTTTTGGAGAATTTTCCCAAAATAGGCCGTGTCGAGGGGCCGAGTAGCTATAGGTCAATTATAGTCTAATAACCGCCCCTAGTCTATAGGGATAAACACCTATGTTGTATTTACACACACTTGATTTATTCTAGGTTATTCGTGTATAATAGAATACATGATGACAAGGGAATTCAACATGAAATTGATAACAGAAATTTTACAAGCTATCTTGTTTGTTGCAATAACCTTTTCACCATTGTGGGTATGGCTTGCGTTAATGAAGCCATGATGTTATAATTGAATCTTACTAGGAGAAAATAAGATGACTACCAAAACTGTGAACTATACGGCGGAACAAACCGCTAAGATGATTGCCGACTATCAATCAGGCATGACAGTTGATTCTATTGCCGAGTCATTCGGTAAAACTGTACGCTCTGTTGTAGCAAAATTAAGCCGAGAAAAGGTTTATGTTGCTAAAGCATACAAAACGAAATCAGGTGAGACACCGATTAAAAAAGATGTACACGCTGATTTTATTGGTGATGCATTGGGCTTGACCGAAGCCGATACAGAATCACTCACTAAAGCGAATAAAATTGCTTTGATGAAAATTGCTGATTTTATCAAGGCTGAAAAGACCTTGTAACGAATAGGGGCTTTGCCCCTATCTTGATTTTATCTGATATAATAGACTTATGACAAAATTTGAAATTGCTGAAAAATATATGGCTAAACGCTATCCCTCTTATACTTACGCTATGCGTGAAGGTAATGATTGCGTTTGGGTTACTATGGGAAATGTTGAAATGTATTTGACAATTCGTAATGAAACTGTTGTAGATGTACAGGTAGATTAAAATGACAGGTTTAGAAGCTCTTTATTGGATTATTGCAATGTGTTGTTTTGTTGCTGTTAAGATTGTTTTATTAACTTGGCTGGACAAATGAATACTTTTGTTTCCTAACAGATTTGAATACTCAGGTATTCAGGTCTGCGCCGCAGCGAAGTAAGCACTCACTTCAGTTTGCGCCAAATTATACCATATAATTTGCGGGCTTGTCAATAGGTGTAAACACCTATGTTGTATTTTCACACACATGGTTTTTGGGCGGTTTTTTGTGTATAATGGGACAATAACAGAAAAGGATTACAAAATGGCTAAAATTAAAAAGGTTTCAATTTATGATATGGATGGAACAATCGTTTGTTCGCTTCATAGGTATCGCACAATCGTAGATGAAAATGGCGAGAGAATCGATTTAAACTATTGGAGAGAAAATCAAGATTTAGCATTAAATGATTCTCTCTTACCATTAGCCGAACAATATAAAATGGATTTAAAAGATGAATCGTGTTATGTCATTATTGCTACTGCCCGTGTTCTTAATACCCCTGATTATACATTTATTAATCAGATATTGGGCGAACCTGATT